GTTAATAGAGTCATAGTTTGGAGTTGTACCTGGTTGTGTCCATCCAGTATCAGTCAGTAAGAATTCAATTCCTTCCTTAGTGATAGATCTCTTAGGATCTTTTGCAGGTGTAGGAGTTGCTCCATCAGTTGAATTTACAAGTCCGATAGTAACATTATCAGCAACAGATACAGCAGCAAGAGGGTCAGCAACAGGGTTGTCTCTATCAAACGTAGGATAAACTTCGTTTACATTCTGACTGAACTTTCTATCATTAAAGTTAGAAGTTGAAGGTGCGATAGATCCGCAAAGTAGTGTCAGATAGTAGATACCATCATTCACACCTCTTTCAAATGCTTGAACAACTTCAATATCATAGATGTAGAAACATCTGTTAAGGTTATATGATGTTGTATCACTATTCAATGGTTGCATTACGAAACCAGAGATAGGATCTCTAGGTAGAGGATTAGACTTATCCTTATCAATAACAAGTCTTACACGATAGGTTCTATCTTGTAAGTCACGAGGGTCAGGGATTCTCTTAATAAATGTAGTAGGTGTAAAGTTAACAGTATTATATTGTGTGTTAGTTGATAATGTTTGATAGATCGCATTATTAGTTGAATCAACAGATAGATACCAT